TGGGCAGTGTTTATGGATTGTGACATGTTACTTAGAACAGACATTGCAGAGTTGTTTGCACAAGCAGACGATACAAAAGCATTGATGTGTGTACAACATGACTATGCACCTAAAGAAGGTGTTAAGATGGACGGACAAACACAAACAGTTTATCCACGCAAGAATTGGTCTAGTATGATGCTTATTAACTGCGGACATCCTGCTAACAAAAGACTTAACATAGACTTAGTAAATGAGAAAGAACTTAACGGAGCATACTTTCATAGATTTAGTTGGCTAGAAAGTGATGATCTAATTGGTGAACTATCACCTGAATGGAATTGGTTAGTAGGACACTACAAGCAGCCAGAGGATGGCTCACCAAAACTATTACACTACACAGAAGGCGGCCCGTGGTTTGAAAACTATCGTAACTGTGAATACAATCAAGAATGGAAACAAGAACTACAGGATATGATGAATGATACTATTTGACGGCAATGATTCTATCTTAGAATTATGGCGTCAAGGTACAGGCGGCACTTTTGGACATTTAGAACAACTTCATTTAATTGATCAGTCTATTCCGGTTGCTATTAGAGGAATGACTAAACGAAAAATAATGGCACGATGTAAAGAAGAAGGTCGTGATTATTATTATATAGACACTGGATACTTAGGAAATTTAGGCAAGCGTAAAGACTATCACAGAGTTGTAAAAAATAATGTGCAACATCTATCACCGACTGAAGTTCCTGATGATAGATATCAACGGTTGCAATCCCAAGTACATGGCTGGCCGACATATTTTCCAGGTTGGCGAAAAGGTGGCAGTACTATTCTTATAGTTACGCCTAGTGAAAAGCCATGCAAGTATTATGGCATTACTCGTGATGAATGGTTAACATCAACGTTAAACACACTAAGACAGCATACTGACAAACGAATAATTATACGAGACAAGCCTCCTAGAAGAGAAAGGGTAGGAAGTAGCAGTATATATCAGCAAATGCTAGATGAAAAAGTTTTTGCAGTTGTAACATATAATAGCATTGCAGCAACAGAGGCAGTATCGTTCGGCGTTCCTGCATTTGCTAATGCACCTAATGCAGCATGGAGTGTATGCAGTAAAGACTTTAGTCAAATAGAAACACCGTATTATCCTAGTAGAGAAGAAGTTGCTAAATGGGTACACTGGTTAGCATACTGTCAGTATGACACTAATGAGTTAGCCAACGGCACAGCATTTAAAATACAGGAGAGATACAACTTATGTTAATAGCAAGTTACATGAGAGGAATTCCTGCAAATAATAGAAATCCTGAGAAGCCTGAAATAATTAATAACTTTGTTGTTGGTGTTAACAGACATGGAACTGATAGAGGAGTTGTGTGTTATGACAATGCTCCGATAAACTGTGACGTTGCAGTACTACAAGGATATGTTCACGAACGCTCAGAAAGTAGTCCTCATCTAAGACTTAGAAAAGCTGTATTAGATCATCAAGCATTGCAAAACAAACGTACTATTATTGTTGACAGTAATTTATTCTTGTATAAAGATCCGGGTAATACAAAGCGTTTTCTGCGCTATAGTTATGACGGAGTATTCCCTACAACTGGAGAATATTGCAATGATAAATGGCAAGAAGCTCGTTGGGAGAAACTAAGAACTCACTTGGGCATTGAGCTACAACCTTATAAAGGCACTAAAGGAAAATATATTTTAATATGCGCTCAGCGTGATGGCGGCTGGAGTATGGGAGGCAAAAAAGTTGTTGACTGGGTACTAGAAATACTTCCTCAAATTAAAAAATATTCTAATAGGCCTGTGATGCTAAGGTTTCATCCAGGTGATGGAAATTGGCGCAATCATTACAAGCGTCTAATTAAATCTGGAATTATATTAAGTCGAAGTAAAACTCTTATGGATGATTTGGCAGTAGCAAGCGCAGTAGTTACATACAATAGTAGCCCTGGCGTTGCAGCAGCAATAGAAGGATTGCCGGTATTTGTAACAGATCCAATTCCTCAACAAAGTCAAGCATTTGGTGTTGCAAATACATCACTTGCCCAAATTGAAACACCTAGAGAGTTTGATAGAGAAGAGTGGATTAGAAAACTAGCAATGACTCATTGGACTCAAGAAGATTTAAGAAGCGGCGAGTGTTGGGCCTGGATGCGTCAGTGGGCTACCAAGTAAGAATCCAATCTTTGTTGAAGTTAACAACACGCTTCATTCCCCAGCTTTCTAGTAACTGAACAGCAGGCAACGTTTCACGATCATTTTGGTATTCATGATCCTGTTGTTCAACTATCATCATTGGACGATTTTTTAATATAGTTTCTTTTGCGCCATTAAGAATTGGAACTTCGTATCCTTCACAATCTACTTTAATAAGATCAATAGTAGTAAAGCCAAAGCTATCTAGTGTACGCATTGGAGTTTTTCCCTTGCCAAAACTATTAGGATTAACATGACTATGTCCGGTATTGTCCGGCGTAATAATCATATCTATTTCTGACTCTTGTTCACCTAGTGCAACTGGGTGTAGTGTAAAGTTGTCTTGTTTTGTGTTTAAAAATAAACAATCTTGAAACTCATTAACAGGTTCAAACGAATGAACGAATTCAAAATCCTTAACAAGATCCATTGTCCATAATCCTACATTTGCTCCGATATCAATTGCAATACGATGATTATCTAATAAACTAACTGCATGGTCTCTTACACGATGTTGGTACCGCACACAGTTATCTTTCTTTAAACTTTTATCTAACATACGCTGGAAGTGCGTTTCTATATTCGGTAAATGAATTCCTAAGTGTTCAATCATTCCAGTATCCTTCCGAACGATTAACTACTAAATCTTTTGTTAGACTTTTGCCTTTGAATTTACGATCACCCTTCATATGATCAATCCATTTGCCTAATTTAGTATTAATTAATGGATGTCCGCCACCGCCAGTTGACGCTCCCCTTAATATCATTTCAGCAGTATAGTCAAGTACATTTGTATGTGTAAGTTTCATTTTGTTAACAATCTCACCAAAGATAAAGCTGTCGTGCCATTCATCTAATAAGAACATTCCGTTATCTGCATCGTCATACATGCGTTCAAATTCTTTTAAGAAATCATGACATACACTATCATTTAAGTTTAGACCATAAAAGCCGCACTCGGGCCAAGATGCAGATCCCTTACCTCTACCAACATATGTTATCCAACTAGTTTTTGGCAAGCACTCGATGAAGTCTTCATAACTCCAATTACTGTGTACAAACGTATCTGCATCCATCCACACGCACCAGTCCTTGCTACGTTCACAAGCATCAAACACTGCATACACTTTGTTAGCAAATCGTACTGCATCCCATTTAAATTCTTTGTGATGATCTCTTGGACGTCTTTCTGGAAAAGGGCATTTGCCATTTGCTTTAGGAACATCTTTCCATTTGTCTTTAAATGCATTTAGCTTAGGTAGTACTGCCTTTGCATCTAGTATTGTAATTCTACTAGGATCAGGATTATTTGGTTTACAATTTTCTGCATACACTAAAAGTTTAATTCTCTGATCAATATTTTTAGCAAAGCTGTCAATAAAGCGTTGCCCGTATGTTGTTAAGCCTGCTGGATGAAAAGTTGTAACCACAGTTATTGCTGGCATGTTAATTCCTTTGTAAATATACTATATGGTATTTACACAATGAAATTCAACCTATGGACAAATTATGGCGCACTTAATAGTAGACCGGTGTTTGATGCTTTTGCAAATAGTCTTGTGGACAGCGGGCATACTGTTGTTTACAATGATAACAGTGCCGACGTTGATGTTATTTGGAGTGTGCTTTGGCACGGCCGCATGGCTAGAAACAAAACTATCTGGGAAAACAAAAAGCCTACTATAGTACTGGAAGTAGGTGGAATAAATAGAGGCACAACTTGGAAGGTAGGTCTAAATGGAATCAACAGAGATGCTTACTTTAGTGAGCAAAACAATGATAGGTCTAGGGCTGATAGCTTGGGATTGGTTTGTAAGCCTTGGAGATCCAACGGCGATTTTATTTTAATATGCGGACAACACGATAAGAGTTTACAGTGGCAAGACATGCCGAGTATAAGCAATTGGTTCTTAGAAACATATGACGAGATACGCAAACACACCGAACGCCCTATTGTGTTTCGACCACATCCTCGTTGTAGACTAGAACACATAGAACGTGGACTTAAACACGTATACAGACAAGAACCAGTAAAGATAGGCGGTAGTTACGATGATTTTGATATGGGCTTTGATGATGTACATTGTACTATTAGCTATAGTAGTAACCCTGGGATACATAGTATTCTCAGTGGCGTCCCTGCTTTTGTTAGTACTCATAGTCTCGCTTATCCTGTAGCCAACGACATAGACTTCATGCATGATGTCGAACAGCCTATGATGCCAGATAGGCAGCAATGGCTTAATGACTACGCACACACTGAGTATACAATAGAAGAAATATCTCAAGGTATTCCACTTAAACACTTGACATCTCAGTTAATATAAGTTATAATATAAGTTAACTAAGGAGATGTGCTTAATGACCAATCTTACAATCGAAGACTGTTTGGAATTACTAACTGGCATTAATGCTGTAAAAGGTTACTCCTTTACTCTCGAGAATGAAGACTATAATATTCTTACTAGCGTTGCTCGACAAGTATTTAAAGGTACTGCGTTAACTGACAGACAGTTTGATATGCTTGTAAAGAAGTTAGAAAAGTACACACTTCAGTTTGAGCAAAACGGAATAGACATCAACGGAATCATTACAAATATGATTTTAAGAACTCCATTTAGAACAGTTGACAGAACACAAACTGTATACATTGAAGATGGATTGATAGTTGCACAGTTTCCGTTTAATAAAAAATTAATATCTAAAATACAAACATTGCGAGACGAGGCTACGGGACAAGTATCAAACAATAAAAATAAATGGAAGTTTGAATTATCAGAACGTAATATCTTTGTAGTTGGTTCTACATTAACTAACTTTAAAGTTACTCAAGAGTTTAAAGAATTATTTGATATAATCAGCAAATATAAGTACGAAGAATTTGTCCCAGGAATTTATAATATTAATAACTCTCTTGTGTTAAAAAATATGCACCCAGATGCAGAAAGAAATATTATTAAAGCTTGCGGCCCACTACAACATAATATATTAAAATATATTGACAGAGCAAAGCAGTTTGGAATTGAGCATATTGATTACGAACTTAATGAAGATACTATTGAAACTAAACTAGTTAAACGCAAAGGCACACAGGTACATATTTCTGACAACTATAGTTTAAATGAAGTTACTGATGCATTAGACAAGCTTGATCGATATCCGTTGGTAGTAATAGTAGATGCAGAAAAACTATCAGATGTTTTTAATTGTTACGCTGCTTTATCAGGCACAGTTAGTATAGATGAGCAGACGGTAATGTTTAGAGTTCCGAACACTACTGACCAAGGAATTGAATTTAATCAATGGGTTAAGCAAACAAATCTTAATAATTGGATTGACACAAATACAAAAGTAGTGTATATTAGTGATAGTAAAGTACCTAAGGTCGTAGTGAATAATATCAATCCAGGTTGCATTTTAAACTTTTCATCGACGTTATTTACTTATGGTCGAGGACTTGGTGCTTGGATTACGCAGAACAGTGACTTAAGAATTGACTACGGTATTAGACCATTAGTTATGAACGGAGTAGAAATAATAGAATGAGTACATGTAAACTAATTATTGAAGATGAAGTAAACATTAAGATTGAAGGTCTTGAGGTAGATGTACGCCGCCAGCTAGCTAATGCACTAAAGTTTGAAGTGCCGTATGCAAAGCACATGCCGCAGTACAAGCTAGGACGTTGGGATGGCAAGGTTGCTTTCTTTGGCATTGGCGGCTCGGGGTATGTTAATCATCTCGATGTCGTCCAACAAGTACTACAAAAGAACAAAGTTCAAATATCATCTATTGATGATAGACGCACTCCAATTGATTTAAAATTTATACCAGTAACAGAACGCTATTGGGCAGACCAAGGTGTGTGCTGGCCAGAAGGTCATCCTGTAGCAGGTACAGAAATTATTCTGCGCGACTATCAGGTAGAAGCAATCAATAACTTTCTTAACAACCCACAGAGCTTGCAACAGATTGCTACTGGTGCAGGCAAAACAATTACCACAGCAACGCTGTCACATATAACTGAGCCTTACGGACGTAGTCTTGTGATTGTTCCTAACAAGTCGTTAGTAGAACAAACTGAAGAAGACTATATCAACTGTGGGCTCGATGTTGGTGTGTACTTCGGCGACAGAAAAAATCTCGGTAAGACTCATACTATTTGCACTTGGCAGAGTTTAAATATTCTTGACAAGAAGCACAAGGACGGAAGCGCAGTGTTATCACTTGCTGAGTTCCTAGACGGTGTAAGCACAGTTATTGTCGACGAAGTACACATGGCCAAAGCAGAAGTACTAAAGAACTTACTTACACGTAACTTGAAGAACGCTCCGATACGTTGGGGACTAACCGGCACAGTGCCAAGAGAGAAGTTTGAGTTTGAAAGTATTCACGCTAGTCTTGGACCAGTTATCGGTAGCATTAGTGCTAAGTCATTACAAGACAAAGGCGTACTATCAAAGTGCCATGTTAACGTAGTGCAGCTACTCGATGTAGTAGCACACGCAGACTATCAGTCTGAATTAAAGTACTTAACAACAAATGAGCCAAGACTAGAATATATTGCAAAATTAATGAATAACATAAAGCAATCCGGAAACACACTTATACTAGTAGACAGGATTAGTGCAGGACAAATGTTAGCAGAACAAATACCTAACAGTACCTTTGTAAGTGGTGCTGTTAAAGTTAAGGACAGAAAGGAAACATATGACACGATTCGTGAAGGGACTAATGAAGTCATTATTGCAACCTACGGAGTGGCCGCTGTTGGACTTAATATACCGCGCATCTTTAATCTTGTTCTTCTTGAACCTGGTAAGTCTTTTGTTCGTGTTATTCAGTCTATTGGCCGCGGTGTAAGAATAGCAAAAGACAAAGACTTTGTGCAAATTTGGGATATTACGTCTTCATGTAAATTTGCAAAAAGACATTTAACACAACGAAAAAAATTCTATAAAGAAGCAGAATATCCGTTCACTATAGAAAAAATAGACTGGAACTAAACTATGAACATTTTAACACTTGAAAATACTACGTACAACTTAAATAACTTACCTGACAAAATTGATGATGATATTCGATTTGCTGTTTTAGATAATAATACTCCTGCAGAGTGTGATTTTTATTGGATACCTCTAATCTTTTTAGAATCATTTAATAGTCCTGCTATTGTGTTAAACATCAACGGTAGAGAAATTACAATGCCAGTTGATTGGAACATAGTAGTTGGCTGCAAAGAAAGCGGCAACGATTTAGAAGTTATTCCGTTGACAAGCATTGCTGATAGAGGATTTGACACATTCCTTTTTAACCCTATGACTTCCTTTACACCATCTTGGGGGAACCTTGAAGTAACTAATTTCTATAATGATGTTAAGTGGTTCTTTCCTAAAATAAAAAATAATCAAATGCTAGCTGTGCCTATTGACAACAGTGCGAATTCATTGTGTGCGTTTTTCTGCAAAGACGTAAGCAGAGCAAGCGAATTAATTGACTTTGGAAACCTATTATGACATTATACAGTAAAGACTATACCGACCAACTCAAACAGTTACACGAAAAGAAAAAGACATTCGGAAGCAGAACCGGACTTGGAGATATTCAACAATGGGTTGACAGTTATAATCCCAAAACGTTTTTAGACTACGGCTGCGGCAAAGGCGGCCTAGTTAACACGCTGAACGACATTAGTTCAAATAGTTGCATTGGGTACGATCCGGGTTATGAAGAATATGCAGTTGAGCCGGATGGCCCTGCAGAGATGTTAATTAGTACAGATGTACTAGAACACATTGAGCCTGAGTTTGTTGCTAACGTACTACAACATATGGACAGTTTGTTTACTCGTGTAGCGTACTTGCTTATTGCAACATGCCCTGCAAAGAAAAGTTTACCAGACGGACGCAACGCCCATTTGATTCAAGAAGAGCCAGACTGGTGGCGCCCGCTAATATTAGAAAATATTAACGCAAATATTGTAGACGAAAAGTATAAGCTAGGAACTTGGACAAACAAAAAGACCGGACAAGTAAATGCTAACAATAAATTTATAGTAGTATTGGAAAAGTAATGGGAATTAAAGCAGGAAAAGTTTGGGGCGGCACAGAGCTCATTCATGCAAACGGCGTACTAGAGTTTCACCGTATTGAGTTTAATGGCGGCTACAAATGTAGCGAGCATGCACATGAATTTAAATGGAATGGCTTTTATGTAGAATCAGGACAAATGATTGTGCGTGTATGGCAAGATGATCAAGGACTAGTTGATGAAACTATTCTAAATGCAGGTGACTTTACACAAGTAAAGCCTGGCAAGATTCACCAGTTTGAAGGTTTAGAAGACGGTGTCGCTTTTGAACTATACTGGGCTGAATTTAATCACGATGACATTGTTCGGCGTACTAGCGGCACAGAAGTAGAAAGAAAAAAATAATGAGCAAACTACTCTCCGGGGAAGCATTACTGTATGAGCGGGCAGACGGCGTTGTGTATGCAAAGTACCGTGACCATCCACACAGTAAAATTCCACGTTGGGTCATCGGTGGTGATCCTGCAGGAGTTGCTAGAGCACAAGGTGATTTAATAAACTATGCTGAGTGGCAAGAGCTATGTGCCCTCAGCATAGAATACCCTACATTACGAAAGTTGTTAGACACACTTGTAACAACTTACTATATAATTAAGGACTCTAAATGAGAATTATAGCAGGACCGTGCCAACACGAAGGCCTAGCACAGAGTGCAGAGATTGCTCGAGAGTGCAAACGTGTATGTGACAAGTATGGCATTGAGTATTACTTCAAAGCAAGTTACGACAAAGCCAATCGCTCAAGTATGCAAGGTGTACGTGGCATGGGTCTAGAAGCTACGCTCATAGACTTCCTTGCACTTAAAGTGACGCTCGGTGTTAAAACACTAACCGATGTACACGACTATGTACAAATAAATCGCATCGAAAGAGAATTCAAAGATGCAGTTGATGTCTATCAGATTCCTGCATTTCTATGTAGACAAACTGACTTAATACAAGCAGCGTGTGCTACTGATAAGATTGTTAATATCAAGAAGGGCCAGTTTATGGCGCCCTGGGATATGAAAGGTGTGCTAAGTAAATGCACAGACGCTAAAGAAATTTGGATTACTGAAAGGGGAACTAGTTTTGGATATAACACTCTTGTCGTTGACTATACTGGTATTATGTATATGCTCAACAATTATGAACATCCTATTATTTTTGATTGTACGCACTCTGCCCAAAAACCAGGGGGACATGGCACTAGCTCAGGTGGCAATCGCGATTACGTGCCTGGGTTGGCTCGTAGTGGGGCTGCTCTTGGGATTAGAGATTTTTTCTTGGAAGTCCATCCTGAACCTGATCTAGCACCCAGTGACGGGCCTAACATGTTACGCTTAGATGACTTTGAACAAGTAGTAGCAGACATAGTTGCAATCAACAAGGTAGTAGCAATATGAGTAAGAAAACCGCAATCCTTATACCCGCACGTTACGGTAGCACACGCTTCCCAGGAAAGCCGTTGTGCATGTTAGATGGCGTTCCTATGATTAGACGTGTGTATGACGCTTGTATTGCGTCTAACCTACCAACGTATGTGCTTACCGACAATCAAGAAATATATAATCTAATGGGTGCAGGCAAATGCATTATGGATCTAGAAGATTATGAAAACGGTACAGAACGATGTGCTGGCGCTGTAGCAATGCGCACACTTGACGAGTTTGATTACTTTGTTAACGTACAAGGTGACATGCCTGATGTTACAGTTGAGATGATCGAAAAGTGTGTGTCTAGTCTTATGCACTATCCTGTAAGTACAGTGTTTGCAAAGATGTCAGAAGAAGAACAGAACAATCCTAACTCAGTTAAGATGGTACGTGCAGGCGACCAAGCATTATGGTTTGGCAGAGGTATGACAGGCTACGGTGAATGGCACTTGGGTGTATACGGTTATCGTAAAAATGCATTACAGTGTTATTCAAATATGCAAGTTGAAAAAGAAGAGCGTGTTGAAAACCTTGAACAGTTACGTTGGCTAAAAAGTGGTTGGCAAGTTGGCTGTTTGAGTGTATACTTTAATGGAGTAGAGATTAATTCACCAGAGGACGTTGACACATGGCAGCAGAAAAGATCGCAATAAAAGAAATCCTTAGTTGGATTGACAACGGACGAAGTGACATTTGGAATGACTTAGAAGATGAGCATAAGAAGCAGATTAGCTTTTGGTTATTGAATAGGTATATTAGTGCAGTACAAGGTAGTCGAGATAAGCAAGAGCTTGCTGTGTTTAAAACTAATGAATACTACAACAAACACTTTAATGACATCGGCGTTAGCAACATACGTGGCCATCCAAAGTTGATGTGGCAGTTGTTGTGTATGTGCGGCAACACAGGCAAGAATGAATTTCATCCTTGGATTGGTCTTAAAAAAACAGGTAGCAATAATAAAGTAATTAAATTTCTTAGCGAATTGTATCCGCATTTGAAAGACGATGAGGTAGAAGTACTTGCTAAAATATCTACAAAGAAAGAACTCAAAAAGCTGGCTGAGGAGTATGACATTAATGTCAAGTTCTGAGAAGCCATATGTGTGTGGATATTGCGGAAGCGGGTACGTAAAAGAAAGTACCCTCATGGCTCATGTATGCGAAAAGAAACGCAGAGCTTTGCAGAAAGATGAGAAGCGTGTACGTTATGGATTCTATACGTTTGGTAGATTTTATAAACTTAGTGCAGGCAATAAAAAAGAAAAGACCTATGAAGAGTTTTGTAAGAGTCCGTATTATAATGCATTTGTAAAGTTCGGAAGTTTTGTTAATAATGTAAAGCCGATGTATCCTGAAAGATATATTGACTACGTTGTTACTAGCGGAGTTAAACTTGACCACTGGTGCAGAGATGAAATGTATGAAAAATATGTTCTTGAATTTATTCTTAAAGAAGATGTAACTACAGCACTTGAACGCAGTATTAAAACTATGGTAGACTGGGCATCAGAAAACGACCCTGCACCTTGGAATCATTACTTTAATCATATCGGATTGAATAGAGCAGTATGGGATATTAAGGACGGCAAGGTTAGTCCGTGGTTACTACTTAATTGCGCAAGTGGCAAAGATATGTTAAGTAAATTTAACGACGAGCAATTAAATTTAGTGTATGGTGCGATTAATCCGCAACACTGGGCTATGAGATTTAAACGCTTGCCTAACGATGTGCAACTAGTTAAAGACGTTGCTCGAGAAAGTAACCTATGAACAGAAAACTACTAAATGGAACAGACGTTCCGGCGCTAGACGTAGCAGTAACACTTAGCGTTTACACAAAGTGTCCTTGGAAATACAAGTTGGTCGACTTGGAGACTGGTCAAGAATATATGGGCCAGTTACCACAAGACAACAACAGCGACTGGGAAAAGATTTAATGCCTGATATTGACATTGACTTTGCAGATAGAGATATTATATTATCTCAACTCAAACATCGTGTGGCAAAACTAAACACAGGCAAGAAGCACAACACCGGAGTCTACGCAACGGAGATTCCACACAACCCTATTGACAACTT